ATTCGAGACTGGTCTTACGACCGTCTAGGATTTCTCCTAGGACTTGGCTAAATTAATAGCCACAGCAGTTTCCCACTGCTGCCAGGATAGCTGCACTCCGTTGGTACAACTACCCACCGGAATGTAGTCCCAATAGGGACTACACCTCAGCTTCCTGCGGAATATCTTACGGTTATGCCTAACCATGATACCCGCAGATCCTAACTCGCCAAAGAGGAAAGAGCAATATAGCCCAGGAGGGTTATAAAACTCAAGCCCCTTCAATTTGCCCGGGTAACGAACTCCCGCATCTAGTATCCTAATAATGGAAGGTTCCCTGTACCAAGTCTTAAAGACAAAGGACAGGTTACGATCCACTTTCGGACGCCAGACGGACAACGGAACCCGCACACCTTCATCCATCGCAGAATCAAAGGGAACGAAGGTTAAATCCTTCGGCCTAATGAGACTGAGTAGGAATGAGATAGCATTTCGTAAAGAAATGCCGGTGTACGAACTCCAATCGTTTAGCGAATTGATAGCGACAAAGACATCTTGTACGGTATCCAGTTTTCTAACGAAAACCGGACGCACAGGTTGGCCAGAAAACCAATCTGTACCACAAGATTCTCTGAACGGGCCTTCAAAGAAGGTCTTCTCAACGTTGACACGAAACCCAAAGAGGTTGAGGTAATACTTGACTCTATCATAGAGAAATCTATGGCAGATTAGGTCATCACCAAAACAACTCCAGGTTTTATGTTCCTCTCTCTGTGAAAAGATAGAGGAAACAGCGGAGAGAATCGAACTGAATATAATCGTCTGCAATGGAAATGTGAAACCATTCCCCATAGTAGAGATCATAAACAGAGGCACTGTTTCTGAACCAATAGTAGCTGTACGGGAACGAAGCTGCAAAAGTAGCTCAAAAAGCCACCTAGGCAGCAACATCTCGCACAGCCTTATACTTATGGAATCAGAAGCAGAGGAAAGATCGATAGTAGCATAGCTATTATCAATCGATCCTTGCCTGGCTAGTCGACTGTTCACTTTCGGTTGGGTTGCGAGATCTACATTAAAGTAGATACGCAATCGTTCCGTCATGAATGCACCAAGCCCAAGTTGATAATACATATTCAGCGAGGGCTCAATGCATATAAGTCGGCTCGTTTTCGACGTTTTAGGAACGAAGCTGAAACGGCTACCGCTCACTATCGCAGGACTACCGTACTTATCATAGCGGAGGCATTCCGCCTCTGACAAGAAGGGAATCCAAGACGAATAGCGCCTATATTCTTCATATAGGTACAAGGACGTTGTGGATAACGGCGAAGCCAGGTATTTCGTATAATACGAAGTACCTATACTTCCAACGTTAACACCAGGACCGGGCCTACCAGACCGTAAAAGGTCAAAATAGGAACCGATCAAGGGCTCTCCGCCTGGGTGGAAAAAGTCATCCAAGATACGTCGGATCTCTCCGAGTACCAAAAGATCAACTTCCCACTTCGGCGAAAAGTTCCACTCTTTACAACTGTTGTTAGCAGAGGTAAAGGCATCATAGGCAACACGGTCAGCTTCCCTAGAATCCCTAGGTATCCATTTACGGATAACCGAGGATAATAGATAGCTAGCCGAAAATTGCCGAGGTGCACACCAAGCCTGCTCAGAATGAGAAAAATTCTCATTTCCGAGTAAAAGCTTGGAAACATCTTTGTAAACGGCACTATAAAGAGCGACAGGGTTAACGCCCATATTGCACTCCTAGTTCGTACTACCTTGTGCATAATTAGGTTTCCCTAATTAGTGGCACAAAGTGCAACAACTGCTTTGGCAATAGCAACAATACCCTTTGGAAGGATACTGGAGTTAGAAACCAGAACAGCTGTCGCGAGAATCGCACTTGCGTGCGAGCGTAGGTATGGGATCACCTGAGACACAAAACCTCCTAAAATTAATTAGGTTGCAAGTGAATTAGATGACACCCGTTACCGACGTATCTCCAATCGAAGCGGAAATCGAATTAAGACTTCCGATAAGGAGGGAGATCATTGCGCGAACATTAGCCGGGTCCGTCGAGTCGGAACCAGCTGGCACCTCAATCGTCACATAGGCTTGCGCCGTTTGTGATGCTTGATTGGTGACAGAGGTTACGCCTTTACGGACGAGGATCTTGTAAGCGTTTCTCGGTACGATGCCAAGGAGTCCGGTCACCTGATTAACTGCCGGGACACCCCGTAAAACGGGAGGCCTCGACAGAGTAATGGTGAACGGGCGGCTGGGAGTCGACGAAGAATCGACACCAGTCTGTGTTCCTCCAAGGGAGGACACAGCGTACTGTTTTCCGGCATTAGTCGGAGCAGTATCCGCAACAAGGGTGTACGTCGGAGACGTAAACCCAGTCTGGGCTCCCCCTGTTACGGGAGATGTGAGCGTAAAGCTCATAACAAACCACCTTGTGTTGACTATATTAAAAGAAAGGAATGAGAGGCTTGGACTTCTGGAGTAGGATAGCACCGATGTTCGCGAACGGCCAAGGCGATCTAGGCAACTTAAGTTGCAAAGAAGCGACAAGGTCGGACCCGACCAATGCGGAACGTCCTACTTCCCGATACCATACCTCACAGGTGCCGCCAGTACACGACCTCTCACTTGATTCGCGGTGCCAACCAGTTGCTGGAGGACTCGGAGGAGCGAAAGAGACATCGCCATATTGACGATGAATCTCAGCCCTCGTAGTCTTACAACTCCAGGTCAGATCCGCGAATAGAGAAGAGGACAGTGAGTCGATTACATCACCAATATTGATGAAGTAGTCGGCCATCCAGGAGTAAGGAAGGAGGTCCCAAGCGGTTGGAAGCCACCGATCCGGAGTCAATTGAAGACTCTGAACGAGTGAAATCTGACCATTTGCGCCCAAATTCCTTACCCTGACTCCACCTTTATACCTCACTTTGTATGTTGACGTTTCGACATACGTGTGGGTGAGCCTATTCGAGAAGGCAGAAACACATCCGCTGATTGTCAACGTTCGAGTTGACCCAGTAGAATGTGTGGAGGCTTTCGCTGAGATAGGATACTTGGCATAGCGCTTTCGCGCGAAGTCAGTTATCAAACTCGCAGCATCAGCCGCCAAAGGCTGCCAACCAAAATGGAACTCAAGGTAAGTATCCGCAAGAACCTTACGCAGGGCCTTTACCCCTCTAACCTTCTTCCGAGCTTTCGTTAGCTTGGAGAGATAGGAAAGAAGGGAAGTCCTGAGTGAGTTTAGCGGATGACGGACTGAAGCAAGCGTTTCTTTCCACTCTCCAAAATCCTGTCCAGCTTCGAAAGAAGACTGGATAGAATGATAGGAGGAAAGGAATTGACGCAAGCAGCGGTTCGTAACGTCGGTCACAGCTGAGCCAGGAATAGATACAGACAAAGGACAAGAGATAGAAGAAGGATTTCTAATATCATTCTCGTCATGAGTCTGTCTATAGGCACTATCGGCATTCCTAAGATCGCGGATATCCTCCGTAACGGAAATAAAGCAATCAGGATCGTCTGAAAAGTCAATACCGGTAAAACCGGTAGTGGCATTCAGACCCTGAGAGATTTGAGTCCGCCAAAGGGGATTCCGAAATCCGGAAGCAGACGGCGTCATAGTCTGGCGGATATTAGGGGCCGTAACATTACCCGAGGTTGAGCTATTAATATTGAAAACACTGTCAATCGTCTTATTGACGAAAGTACTAGTGTTACGAATATTCTTAGTTCCTCGTTTAATTGTATACGGTTCCAAAATACCCTCTATCAGTTATGTGATGGAAGTGGTAGAGCTTACGGGTACCACCCAATAAGGTGCCATATCCAAGAGAGCCTAAACCAAAAAAA